AAGAAAGTTTTTCCAGTAGATGACTCACCAGCGAGAGCTGTAATCTTGTTGTTAGGTAGCCCCCCAAAAATACTGCCACTAAGGAGAGCATTAAAGATATAACTCCCAGTGTCAACAAAGCCTCCACAATCTCCTGCGGCGACTCCATCCTCGACGATTCCTGCATACTCGTTATCTAACTCTTTGATAACACTATTTAAGAAACTCATGTTAACTCCTAATAATAATTTACAAAAATGCTTCTAAAGTTCCTCGTCTTTCAGAAACCCAGCCAATAGAATTTAGCACTGAATTGAGTGGTTCTAGAAAGCTCTTGGAAAACTGCATGTCATAATCAATGTATTTGTGAACATTAAACTCGGCAGGCAGTGTTTGAAAATATGATATCACATTTTCTTGAATTGGGTTGGGAGTTCTCAAGTATACAAACTTGATCTTTTCTCCTTCCTGAATGTATGGATATTTATTAGCAATCTTTAATTTTTTAACCAAATGGTTGTATAAAATTGCTCCCCTAACTTGGATAGGAGTTTTTTTCTCATACAGTGTAGATGATCCCTTATATTTTTTGAGATTATTCAAACTACGAGGGAACGATATATCTACAATATCTTGTTTTCTGGTTTCCATCTTAACCTTATTGATGAAATCAATAAGAACATCATTATCCTTCATCAGGATAATTTCAAATGCCTTAGTTAGTTTATCCCTAAAGTATGATGGAGTAGAGGATCGTGCAGTTTCAAGTCCCATGATTTTCATCTTGGGCTTCTCATATCGTACACCCTCTGAGTCCCATACGTTGAGAATGTAACGTTTCTTTGCAGTCCAGATTCCTTTATCTGCAATGTTTTCACGTTTCATCTTCATCTTCTGGGAGTATGCATTTACATAGTTCGCCAGTTCTTGGTAAGAACTTTCAATATAAGGCTCAAGTTCCACCGCACAGATCTTATCAATGAAATTGACAATTTTTTCAGTAGTCGTCTCTCTTCCTTTGAATATATGAGAGACCAAAGGACCCATATTGAGATAGATGGAATCAGTATCTGAAGCAACAACATAATCTTCATTATCTGTCTTGAGAATTTTATTTAGATACCCATTCATCTTGTTTTCAATCCAGCGAATTGAAAGCTGTCCAGAAAGAGTAATCGCTTCTGCATTAGTGATCAGGAAATATCTAAAATATTCATTCCCGATGGCACCATATGCAGAGTTGAGTTGAATCTTACGTGCCATCTGAATGTTATTACAGCGGGCAATTTCTTTCTTTAACTCCGTTGTTGGAGTCTTTTCATATTGCTGTTTGGCAGCAAGCATTTTCTTTTTGTAGATGGTTCGATCTTCATAGATCTTCTCCATAAGTTTGGGGAGGAATCCTTGTTCATGAATATCGAACATTGCTCCATTTGCACATACGGTAGCACAATCCAATGAACTGGTATTAATCTGTTTATTGAGAAGTTTATCTACGTTGATACTTGGGAATCTCTCTGACAAAAGAGTTTCTGGAGAGATATTATATTGCATGATTAGGTGAGGGTATAGTGAGTTCAAGTCAAATGAAACTACCCAATCGTGTTTACCTAAAATAGGATCTTTTACATATGCACCTTCATATGCATAATCCTTCTTCTGATTGACTTTTGGAGGAACTACAATGTGCTTACGCTTTAGATAATTGAAGATAATATTGTCCCAAGTCTTCACTTGAGAATAAACATCTTCAAAGTTTTCCTTTGCGTCATATGCCATAGTGATTGCGAGTTCAATCAGTTTCATCTTGTCATCCATGCGATCAACAAGTTCTACGTCATGAATGTTATAGTCAATAAACTTCTGCCAATCTTTTGTGTAGAAATCTTTGAAGTTTTCAAACTCAGAGTGATCTAGTTTCTTTTCTCCAAGTTCAACGAATGCAATATGATCTAGACGATAAGATTCCTGGTTTGTATATGTGAATTTTTTATACAGATCAAGATAATCTAGAACAGATAGTCCTGCAATCTCATAGATGATATGTGGTCTACCCATGATTACTACTTCTCGATTGGTCACTACAGTCCATGGAGAAATAGACTTCATGTGCTTTGTAGATAAAACTTTGTCTAGTCTACGCATGATGTATGGTATATCATAAAGATATACGTTCCATCCAGTTACCACATCAGGAGTATTATGAACCCACCAATTTAGGAAATCTTGAAGCATTTCCTGCTCAGTCCAGAATACTCGATACTCAACGTCTGAGCGGGTGTTTTCATATTCACGAACACCCCACACAATTAGTTGCTTTGTATTAATATCTTTGATTGTAATACAAAGCATTTCTTCTGCAGCAGCTTCCACATTAGGAAACCCGTTTTCACATGCAACCTCAATGTCAAGAGAAACAATTTTCATTGCAGAAATATCAAACTTGATCTCTTCTTCGGGAAACTGATCTGCAAGGTATTGATACAAAAATCTTTCATACCCATAGACAACAAAATTGTCTATTCCTTCATATTTTTTTAGAAATTCCTTTGCATCCCTAGTCTTATCAAATTTAATAGGACTTACACATTCCCCTTCTAGTGTTTTATACTTACTAGTCTTTTTAGATGGAACAAAAAGAGTGGGGGAAAATTTGTCCTGAAATATTTCTTGAACTCCGTTGTTGTATCCACGATAGTGAACTACATCACGGATGAGTTGTACGTTGGTGTAAAACCTCATTTAGAAATTAGTTGAGTGTAAAGATTTAGAATTTCAGATTTTGGTTCAATGATAGTCATAATCTTATCAGAATTGAGAAGAATATCTACATCATTGGTAAACGATGGATATCTATCTAATTGAGCATAATCTGTCTGAACAACTGTAGTTTCCTTGCCATCTTTAATATTTTTTTCTTCGGTTGTTTTCAGAAATACTGCATTATCTGGAGGAAAATGTTTATCTTCATCATTATAATCCCAATAAGTCAATGGGTCAACTTTATATGGATTTTTCATGTACAGAGAAGGTTCTTCGTCTAGTTCTTCGTACTCGCAGATAATATAATCATTGTTGATTAGCTGAATCAGTTTAATATTCATGGGGGCTCCATCGGAACATCTCTATGTATGATAGCATACCCAGGCTCGCTTGTCAAGGAAAAAGACCCAATCCCTGAAAGTTGCCAGGGTGGGTCTGTGCCGACGATATTTGGGGATTTCCCAATTCTATTTATTTCAATCTTCTGTTAAAAGTTGTGGTTCTGATTTCACACCAGGAATATTCCATGTAGTTTTCTTTTGGTGTTCTGGGATGATTCTTTCAATATCTACAGTTAGTAGTCCATGCTCAAAATCTACAGAGGATACTCTATGTTCATCGGAGAGTTGAATCTTACGGGTGAAGGAACGCTTTGACAGACCTTTGTGTACATACTGTCTTGAAGTATCTCGTTCCTCAACTTTGCTGGCAATTGTGAGAACGTTTTGTTCTGTAAAGACTTCAATCTCTTCTGGTTTAAATCCCGAAAGAGCGACTTCAATTGTGTAGTTACTGTTGTCATGCTTGACGATGTTGTAGGGAGGATAGTTTACGTTTACCGAATGCTGCATGGCATCGAGTCGGTTAAACATTTCATCCAGACCTACAGCGAGTGGAGCGTAATCGTTCCAAAATGAGTCTAGTGATTGAGTAGTGAATTTCATTTTCTGAATCTCCTTAGTAAGCGAGAGTTTATTAGAGACCCCGAAGGCATCTCTTCACAATTATATATATGCGATGATAAATTTTTCAAGTTCGGATTTCCGAAAATAAATATCAATATATATGCATCAATTACTATGCTCTCTACTCAATATCGTCTGAGACTTCAATCAATTTGCGAAAAAATTATATCTAGAGAGTCAGTAGAATTATCAGATATGATCTGGGCAGAAAAACTCGCCAACGCAAATAGAACTGCAGGAACTATGCTCAGACAAGCAAGAAGAAAAGCAGAAAATCCTAATATGCAAGAAGGAGATATGGATGATTTTTTAAATCAACTTGATATTGGTGGAATTGGACATGAACGAAAAGGAGTTGATGGCTTTGATTCAATAGATGATATTGTAGACTTCTTTACTGGAGATAAACCAGAAGATTGGAGACAAAGAGATTAAATTGTATCAAATGTTACAATGTTGATCTAATAAATAAAATTATCGTTCATCCACTTATGTGGACGGAAGTAGGCCGACTCGGAACGGATCGTTCATCGGGAAACCGACGCAAAAGCCGACTGAAGGAACGCTCTTTAACCTAAAAAACTAAGGAGAAACCTAATGTCACAAGCAACTTACCGTGGTGCTCATTACGACACCGAAACTCGTAAAAATCAAATTGCATCAAATTGGTTGACAGTTATTCGTCAACAAATTGAAAAAGAAGAAAGACTCAAGCAAGCACAACTTGCCATGGCAATGAAATAATAAAAAGGGGGCTAAATGCCCCCTTTCCTATTATTCTGCTTGTTTCTTTTTTCCAATATTATATTTGGATTCTAGAGTCCACTCAGGTTTATCTTTAAAAGAAAGAACTTTAATTTGACTGAGTGGGGCTGAATCTGCAACCTGATCAGCGTTTACAATTTTAACAAGACCCCAATCCTGTAGCAACTGAGCAATTCTATTTTTACGTTGTACGTCATTTAAAAATAGATTGGCTCGTTTACCATCAAGAGCAAATAACTCTTTAAAATGAACAATATAATATCTACCTTGCTTGTGCAGTATATGGCAAGATTGATATAGCTTTTTTTCTTTTCTTGATGCAACCCCAATACGAGTTAGAGTTTCTCTGACTTTTAGAAAGTCGTCTGGTTCGTTTAGAGTTACTTCAACCATTTGTTCTGGTGACCAACTCACTTCACTATCAGCGTTCATGTTTTCCTCCACGATTCAATTTAGCTTTTATAAATTCAAGTTGTTGTTGTGTTAATAGCTTTAAAGCAACTTTGGCTTTTTCATCACTATAACCATAATATTGTTTTATGCAATCCAGAGAATCCAATTTCTCTTTCTTTAGCCAAGGAGAGAAACGTTTCTTTGGTCTGATAATATTTATATAAAAATCATATTGTAACTTCTTGTCAATATGAGAATTTAAGTTCATCTCATTTGCAAGGAGTATAGTATCCATGAATCCAGAATAGCA